AGAGCCGGCATATCTGCCGAAAATGACCCATTGTCTTTCTTCGCACCACTTTCCAAAAGGAAACTTTTCTTTGTCTCTGTAACAAAGAGGTCCCATTTTTAAAACTAAGCCACAAACCGTTGTCATTTGGATTGTGTCATGAGTTGTATCAGCCAATATTAAACCACCTTTAGTTTTCTTTGGTCCTGCATATGGTAGAACCAATAACCTGTACCCAGTAGGATTAGGTAATCTATCTAAAAGTTTTTTATCTATTGATTGTTCGTCTAAGACCTTTGAGACTTCTTTTTCATCTTTATAAGCTTTCTCAAGACCTTCTGTCCGTTTCGGTTGCTCCGTGGACTTTGTTGTCATTATAGCTCCTGTTTATTTAGCAAGTCCTTAATGTCTTGCTGCAAATCCTCAAGGGATTTGATTTGTCCACGA